CTATATTTTCTCACACTTAACAACACAAAAATAGCTGTAAATTTTGGCAAAGGAGGGAGAAAAGTGGATAAAACATCAAAAAATCTTTACGCAACTCTAAATATTGAAGTTAAAGAAAGTAATAAAGAAAAAGAAGCAGATTGCTCATTGATTGTTAAAGCAACCTGCAACAGCAAAACAGAAGTACTAGTAGAAATTAACAATCCTGAAAGGTGGTGAAAAAATGAAAACTTTAGAGCAAAGAGTAGAAGAGTTAGAAAAAAGAATAGCTGAACTGGAAGGGCGAGTTCCAGAACAGCCAAAGAAAATTAGCACTCTAAAATTCAAAGAAATAGAGAATATAACTTTCTCTGAGTTAGAAAAAGATAAATTTACTTGGTAAGATGAATCCTTTTGATATCTTCTAAGATTTTTTCGTTATTTTTTATTATAGCAGTTGCTATAACATCACGTATAGCATTAGAGTCTATAGTTTTTTCAGGAGATATAGCATTTTTTAATATAGCATCTATTTCTTCATGTGAAAGACCAATTTTATTCATAATTTCACCTCCTTCCTATTTCCATATTTCTACAGGAAGAGAGTGAAACCTTCATACAAATATCGACAAAAGGGGGCAATAGACAAAACAGGAGATGGAATCAGATGAAACTGTATATCAAAGAGATTAGAGAACGCAGAGGATTCAGCATAAGACAATTATCAGAGCTATCTGGTATATCTAAGACATATATAGCTGAGTTGGAAAGAGGCACTAAAAAGAATGCATCAATGAAAGTTCTTTGCAGATTAGCAAAAGCTTTAGACGTTCATGTATCAGTTTTATTTAATTGTGATGAATAGTACAAACTAGAAAATTCATAAAATTTAGCAAAAGAAAAGAAAGGGGAGTGACAATTGGCTAAACAAAAAATAAAAGTTGTTGTAAACATTCCAGATAAAGAATATGCATCAGAATTGAAAGCAAAAGCAATGGCTGACATTATAGCAGCTAGAATAAGTAAACTCCCTTATGAACAACAGATATTAGCATACGAAAAAATTGAAAGAACATATGAACAAAGGGGGAACGAAAGATGAAAGAATTGATTACAAAACCAGCTACATTAGATAGCAGAGAAGTAGCTGAGATGGTAGGGAAAAGACATAGTGATTTATTGAGAGATATAGAAACATATATCCAATATTTAGAAAACGCAAAATTGCGTTCTCAGGATTTTTTCTTAGAAAGCACATATAAAGCAGAAGGAAACAACAAGACATATAAGCGTTATAACGTAACCAAAAAGGGTTGTGAGTTTATAGCACATAAACTAACAGGACAAAAAGGAGCAATATTTACTGCAAGGTACATCAATAAATTCCATGAAATGGAGCAACAATTATCAGCACCTTTACAACAACTTAGTCCGCAGCTTCAATTACTTATTAATATGGAACTGGAACAGAAAAAGCTTAAAGCAGATATACAGGAGACCAAAAAAGAGCTACAAGACATGCGTGATGTAATCACATTAGATACTACAAGTTGGAGAACAGATGCAAGAAATATAATTGTCAAAATAGCGCAAAAACTAGGTGGTTTTGGATATATAAAAGAGGTTAATACAGAAATTTATACGCTATTAGATAAGCGTATGGGGACAAACTTAAAACAACGCTTGACTAATAAGAGAAGAAGAATGGCAGATGAAGGAGTTTGTAAATCCAGAAGGGACAAGCTTAACTATCTTGATGTAATTGCAGATGATAAAAAGCTTATTGAGGGTTATGTGGCTATAACGAAGGAAATGGCAATTAAATATGGAGTGGCATGAGGAGGACAAAAGATGAACGATTTACAAATTTTCAAAAACAGAGAATTTGGGCAGGTAAGAGTAGTTACAAAGGATAACGAGCCTTGGTTTGTGGGAAAAGATGTAGCAACAATTTTAGGGTATTCAAATGCATCTAAAGCAGTAATGGTACATGTTGATGATGATGACAAAATTAAAGAAATGATAGCACATTCCCAAAATGGGAACATGGTTAAAAGTCAAACTACATTAATCAACGAAAGTGGACTTTACAGTTTAATTCTAAGTTCTAAACTTCCGAATGCAAAGAAGTTTAAAAGATGGGTAACAAGTGAAGTTTTACCTAGCATTCGCAAGCATGGAGCATACATGACAGATGATACATTAGAGAAAGCACTAACAAGTCCAGATTTTCTAATTCAATTAGCAACAAAGCTAAAAGAAGAAAAACAGAAACGAATTGAAGCAGAGAGAAAAATTGAAAAGGACAAGCCTAAAGTCCTATTTGCAGACGCTGTAAGTGCTTCTAAAACTTCAATATTGGTTGGAGATTTAGCAAAGCTTTTGAAACAAAATGGTATTGATACAGGAGCAAAGAGACTATTTAAGTGGCTAAGAGATAACGGCTACTTAATAAGGAGAAAAGGTACAGATTATAATATGCCAACACAAAGAAGTATGGAGTTAGGATTATTTGAGGTTAAAGAAACATCTATAACGCATTCAGATGGGCATGTAACGGTAAATAAAACTCCAAAGGTAACTGGTAAAGGGCAACAGTATTTTATCAATAAATTTTTAGAAAAGAGTGCGTAAATGGAAAGGGAGAGATATAGGGATGAATCTAGATGATCTCAAAGATGTAATAAAACAAACTATTGAGAAATCTTTATTAAAGCAAAATAAAGTGACCTTAACAATAGAAGAATGTGCTAAATTCACTGGTATTGGAAGAGATAAACTTAGGGAATTAGCACATAGCAAAAATTCTGATTTTCCTTGTTTCAAAGTTGGAACTAAATTTTTAGTAAATAAAGAAATGCTGATGGTTTGGCTAGAAAAAATAACAAAAGAAGGAAGGGTATTATAAATTACCGATAGTTTTAGTAAGTGTTATCTAATTTAGGACAAGCCTAGAGAGGGGGTGGAAGGATGGGTACAGCAACTAGAAAAATAGATGAAATTGAACATGATCGAAATGAAGTTATAGCTACATTGAAGTGTGCTAGAAAAGTGATGCAAAATTTAGAAGAAAACAATATGAGTTTATTGGTTGATGTAACAAATCAAGTATATATCAAAAACAATAAAAATGGAATATTAGTATGTCTTAATGATATGCAAGATGCGTTTAATGTAAAAGTTTTAAAAGAAGATGAAAGCATGTAATAAGTTACTTTATTTTTACAACTTTATCGAGTTTGCGGTGTATGAAAGAAAGTGTAGTTAATAAGTCAATAGCATCATTTTTATCAATATACCATTTTACTTTAGCTTCATGAGCTAAGGGGGTTCGAAACATATTAAATATTCCATAAGAAAGGAGGTGTAATGGTGAACTACTGGGGGATATTCTTCATGACTGCAATAGTGTTCATTCCGTTGATTCTTAATTACATGTTGCGGCATGAACTAGAGGAAAAAGAAAAAAGCACTAAGGTTGCTGCAACAACCAAATAGTGCACTAAAAAAACAACGTTACGTGTATTATAGCAGATTTTAAGAAATTTATACAGGGGGACTAGAGATGAATAGCTTAAAAATCGAAAAGAAAAGGTTAGATTACTTAATTTCGAAATACGGCGATTTGCAACATCCATTGGTGCAAAAGCAATCTCAAATTGTGGACAAGCTCGTTGTTGAGCATATGAGAGGGGTGACAGCGTGAAATGTAAAGTGTGTGGAAATGAGTTATATACAGATAGTTGGAGTGAATATGATTTTGGAACTGTAGAAACTATCGAAAGATGTGATAGATGTGGATTTTTAGAACACTGGTCATATGGGAGATTACTATTAGCACTAGGTGGAAAATGTTTCTATGATGGTCCCGCACATGGGTACATTGGAGAAGAAGTGAAAAAAGAGTTAGAAGAAGCCTACGAGAAATTTGAGAGAGCAATAAAGAGGACCAGGAAGTATTATAAGAGGTCGGGTAAATTTAGGAGGAGCAAGCATGCCTAAGAAAATTAAGTTTCGAAACGTTGTAACAGGAACAGTAATAGAAGTTGGTACAGGTTTAGTTGATTATTATAGAGCGAATCCAAGTTTCAAAGAGATTAAGGAGGAAGAAAAATGAAATTATATGAATTAACTGAGAATTATACAAACCTTTTAGACTTATTGGAGAACCCTGAGACACCACAAGAAGTTATACAAGAATCTTTAGGAGAATTACAAGAAGAGTTTAACGTAAAGGCAGAGAACATATGCAAGCTGATTAAGAGCATTGATCTCGAAGCGAAAGCAGTTAAGGAAGAAGAAAAAAGATTAGCTGATAGAAGGAAAGTATTAGAGAATAGAGTTTTGTACCTAAAAGAGTATTTAGACAGCAATATGAAGGCTATAGGTGTGAAAAAAATTAAAGGCAATATATTTACCCTATCAATACAAAAAAATCCTGCTAACGTGAATATACACACTACAGATGCAATTCCTAAAGAGTATATAGTTGTAAAAGAAGAATTTGACAAAAAAGCTATTAAAGAAGCATTGAAGAGAGGAATAGAAGTTCCAGGAGCTGAGCTCAAACAAACAGAATCGTTGAGAATTAGGTAGGTGTAAGAATGAATACTTTAAATGTAAATTATGATATATATTGCAGAATTTGTTCACATCAAGACGTGGAGCCAGTGAGCAGAGAAGAATTTGAGCAAAAGAAAGAACTACTTAGGAGTGAGGGGAGATAGGCGAAAGATGAATAGTAAAGCGATTAAATCAGTATTAGCTAAAAAACATAAAGAGTTATGTAATTCAATTAAAGATGAGAATGTAAGGAAATTAGTTGAAAAGAACACTATTATCACAGGCGGTTGCATTGTATCGTTATTAAATAATGAGGATGTAAATGATTTTGATTTTTATTTTAGGGATAAGGAAACAACATTAGCAGTATCACGATATTATGTCGGGAGATTCAATCAAAGACAAAATAAAAGTGTCGCTTCTGTAGTTGTAGGTAATCACATCAATAGATTAGAAGATATGTTAGCTGAAAATGAAGAAGAAATAAAAGAACTTGAAGAAAAGATTGTTAAAAGGATTCCAGAGAATTCAAAAGTTTATGATCCTGACAGAATTAGAGTATGGGTTCAATCATCAGGGGTAGCTGGTGAAATGCAAGAAGAAGAAAGTCTAAATCAAGAGAGTTTTGATTTAGATAAAGAAGAAAAAGAATCTGTAACTATTGAAAAATATGAACCTGTTTGGTTATCATCAAATGCCATAACACTAAAAGGTAAGGTTCAGTTGATTGTCAGATTTTATGGAGAACCTAATAAGATTCATGAAAATTTTGATTTTGTGCATTGTACATGCTATTGGGATTCAAGAACAGGCAAATTAGAACTACCTTCCAAGGCACTAGAAGCCATTTTAACTAAGCAACTTATATATGTAGGGAGTAAATATCCATTGTGTAGCATTATAAGGACTAGAAAGTTCATTAAACGTGGGTACACAATCAATGCAGGACAGTATCTTAAAATGGCTATGCAATTAAATGAATTTAACTTAAAAGATATTGATGTCCTAGAAGATCAATTAATTGGTGTAGATAGTGCTTATTTTGCAGCATTGATTGAACAGATTAAAACAAGGCAATCAAATGATCCTGGATTCACGTGGAATTTAGGATATGTAACAAGCATAATCGATAAGATATTTTAAGGTAGTGTAAACATGAACAGAAAGATAGAAGGAGTGAAGGAAGATGAATGTATATGAAAAGCTAATGAATATTCAATCGAAGCTAAAAGCTCCTAAAAATCAATACAACTCTTTTGGAAATTACCATTATAGGAGCTGTGAAGATATCTTAGAAGGATTAAAACCGTTATTAAATGAGCATAAAGCAATATTAACACTAAATGATGAAGTTTTACAAATAGGCGATCGATTCTATATCAAATCAACTGCTACATTCACAGATATAGAGAAAGGTGAAAGTATAAAAGTAGATGCTCTTGCAAGAGAGGATTTAAATAAAAAAGGAATGGACTTAGCACAAATAACTGGTAGTGTATCGTCATACGCTAGGAAATACGCTTTAAACGGATTATTTTGTATAGATGATACAAAAGACAGTGATGCAACAAACAATCATGGTAAGGGTGATAAGGACAAGCAGTCAAAGAAATTAAGTGAAGCACAAGTTAAAAGACTATATGCAATAGGAGCTAAAAATGGATATGATGCTGAATGCGTGAAGAAAGCAGTATTGAAGAAATATAGTAAAACAAAAGCAGAAGATTTAACTAAACAAGAGTATGATGAACTAATCAAAAACATAGAAGCTAATCCTAAGAAATAGGAGGACAAGCCATGAAATATTTGAGATTAGAGCGGGGACATGTTCCCCGCAGGATTAAAAAACGTCAGAAAATCAACAAATGCATATTTATTCTAGCATTAGTATCAGCAATTACAGTAAAGATTATACATGCCTTAATCAAATAAGCAGGTGGTAAAGTTGCGAGGATGGATTAGTTTATATAGATGTTTATTAGAAAAACCAATATGGAAAAACTCAACACCTGAACAAAAAACTATATTGATAACTTTGTTGCTAATGGCTAACCATCAAGAAAGCGAGTGGGAATGGAAAGGTCAAAAATTCAAAGCGAAACCAGGTCAATTTATTACAAGTTTAGATAGTATTGTAAAAGCATGTGGCAAAGGAATCACAATACAAAATGTTAGAAGTGCATTAAAACGTTTTGAAAAATTGGGATTTCTAACAAACCAATCAACAAAGACAGGAAGGCTTATAACTATTGAAAATTGGGAGATATACCAAGAAAACAACAATCAATCTAACAAAGCTAATAACAAAGAGGTAACAAAGAGGCAACAAAGAGGTAACAAAGAGGTAACACCTAACAATAATGATAATAATGATATAAATAATACTATATCTAAAGATATAGTTAGTAGCACTAAAGTGCAACCAATAATTCAAAAATGGAACTCACTAGGGTTGCAAAAGATTATTTCGGTTAATCCAGGTACTAATAGATACAAGTTATTGAATGCAAGACTTAAAGAATATGGACTAGATAATCTATTAAAAGCTATAGATAACATAAAGCAATCATCTTTTTTAAAAGGTCAAAATCCAAAAGGATGGACAATTACTTTCGACTGGCTTATTAAGCCTAACAACTTTATCAAGGTACTTGAAGGAAATTACGTAGACAAGGAAACTGAGAACAATGCAAGCAATACTCAACCGCAGTTTAAAAAAAATGGATTCCACAACTTCGAGCAACGGACTAAAAAGTATACGAAAGAACAGTTAGAAGCTATGTTTAGAGAAAATAAAACAAGTTAAGGGGGAGAAACCATGCAAGATAAGTTTGCTGAGGAAATATCGAACGGAGTAGTACAACTTGCGCAGCAGGGGATTGGCTGGAATAAGTTACTTGCAGAAGCAAAAGAGATATATGAAAAGCATAGACAAGCTATTAAACAAGAGGTGATTGTGTGAGGTGCGGAGATAAGAAAATCGAATGGAATAGTGAAATTATTGATTACATGATAAAAAGATTCTCAGAAGGAGCTACATTTACACAGATCGGCAGAGAGATTGGGTGCAGTTGTTGGACTGTTGGAAGAAAATTGCAAGAAGTTGGATTTCTAAAAAAGAAGGTGGAGGAAGATTGATGGGACCAGAGGGACATATACAAACGATATTAACACCTAATGGGAAAATTGAGGATGAACTAAGAATAACAATACCAGATATTCCACCTAGCAATAATAAGTACATGGGTAGGGGTTCAACATACACTCAGGCTTTTCAGTATCAAGCAGAAAAGAAAAAATGGCAGTCGGTAATAGGTTGGCTAGTCCGAGAACAAAAATGGGCTCAGAATCCATTAAAAAAGGCCGTGGTAGAAATTACCTATTTCTTCAAAGACAAAAGACGAAGAGATCCAGATAATTATAGCGGGAAATTCATACTAGATAGCTTAGTTCGAGCAGGAGTGTTGCAAGATGATAGTTTTGGAAATATCGAATTAATCTTGAAAGGGAATTATGACAAGAAAAATCCTAGAACAGAGGTAAGGGTTAGGAAAAATGAATGAGTATGCTGAAATAGTTGGATACAGAGAACTAGAAAAAGGAACTAGATTATCTGTCATAATTCCTGAAAAACACCTGGGGGAATATCTCAAAAGATTTGCAAGAGATGGAAAAGTAAAATCAGAAATACGTCTTGATGACGGAAGAACAATTACAGCAGAGCAAAGAAAAAAGGTATATGCAACTATACGAGATATGGCTACATATACAGGATACATGCCAGAAGAAATGAAAGAACTTATGAAATATAGCTATATATCAGAAACGGGAAGTGATTATTTTTCTCTTTCAAATTGCAGTGTTACAACAGCGAGGTTGTTCATCAATTATATTATAGAATTTTGTTTTCGGTGGAATATACCATTACTGGATCATGGACTAAATCGAACGGATGATATAGGGAAATATTTGTGGCAGTGCTTAAAATACAAAAAATGCGCGATATGTGGAAAAGAAGCTGAAATACACCATTGGGATGCAATAGGAAGAGGGATAGATAGGAAGAAATATGATGATTCAAAACATAGAAAAATAGCATTGTGCAGGATACATCACACTGAGGCACACACGATCGGTAGAGATACATTTGCAGAGAAGTATCATGTGTACGGGATTATCTACAAGGAGTAAAGGGGGGAGCAATGTGGATATAGGAACTGTAGTATTTATAGATGATGTACACAGTGACCTGTATATGAAACATGGAGAAGTTATAGAAATTGCAGCGGATAAAGCTAGGGTTATGGTTGTGCTGAGAGACAAGCTAAATCGAAATATTGTTTGTATTACAGATAAATTTGATATGGACAAGCTGTATGAACATAAAGAAGTTAAAAAGATGGCTTAAGGGGGAACTTGATAATGAGAAATACAGATGCGGTGATGATAAAGAAAGCAATTATTCATGTGTTAGATAGAAATGGAGATGCACCAATCCTTACAGATTATGAACAGGAGATCAATGAGGATATCCATGAATTTTTAGAAAAACATATTGTGAAATCACTAGGTAGTGAAGAAAACAGAAAAGGGAAGTTTAGAGGTGGATCAACGATTGTTAAAGATTCATGTGCAGCAATATTTAAGAACAAAGAAACATTTATCGAAGCTTCAAAGGATATTGCAAACCAGTTGTTTAAGGCGATGAAAAAGGATAACAACATACCTTCTGCTGATTTAGTGATATGTTTATATACAGCAAAGGATAAGAACTACATAGGCATATTGAAACTAGATTACAAAAAGTCATTCATCCATAATGTTGAATTTGAAGAGGACAAGCTTAAGACATCTATAGTGCCACAAATGATAGGTTTGCCTGGAATGAGCCAAAAGTTACAACAATGTGCTTTTGTAAAAGAAATAGATGAAGAGGATGAATATGATCTAATTTTCTTGGATAAGCAAGTTTACAGTGACGATTTTGAGCAGCTATTTTCAAATGTATTTCTGAACTGCAGATCACTGATTGATGATAGGGATAAGACGAAGATTTTTAAAAATGTTACTGAAAAGTGGACTAGAAGAAACCTAAAAGAAGACATAGATAAGGCTCAGGAAGTAAGAGAAGAAGTTATTGCATCCATGAAAAATTGCGCTGAGATAGATGTTGAAAAGTTTGTACAGAGTGTTTTTGGTAATGATGTTGAAATGCAGCAAAATTTTATACAACACCTTGAAAGAGAAGGGATTCAATTAGAAAAAATTGAGATTGATAAAAAATGGGTTGAGAAAAAAATGAAAAAGAGAATTATGAAAACAGATACAGGTATAGAGATAAAAGGAGAGTATGAGGATTTAGAAGATAAAATGAAATTTGAAATAGTAAGGAATGGAGATGGAACGGTAAATCTGATTATAAAAAATGTTAGAAGTATGATGGAAAGGTAAGCGGAAACGTTGTAGTTAGTGGTGGGGAGAGATGAAAATGCCAGATTACTTTTGGGAATGGTATAAAAATAAAGGGTATAATCGGCTACTAGATAAGGAAATATGTTTTAGAAATAAGACATTTTTAATTGGATGTTGTATAGAGTATCTTACAGAAAAAGGACAAAAAATAAACAATTTGCAGGGACAAAACAATTTAGATGAAATTTTGGAATATTTGACATTGGGCGTAGCATGGACAAAATAGAATATTAGTGGTGGTGGGAGTATGAAAAAATATAATAGATTCACTTTTCTAAAGTCCTGGTAAACCAGGTTGTGGAGGATTGAGGACACATCACATGTCCAATAGGAAGTCCAACCATGCGAAAGCATGATCCGTGCAGGGTGAAAAACAAAAGCGTAAAACTTGCTCATGGTAGCGTCGGTGATGTAGGACAAAGACTTAATGGCGTGGGAAGCCCGAGCAGGTGACCTTTCTGAGATTGTGAAATACAATCAAAAGGAAGGTTAGAAAAGTGAAACATATAGTAATGTTTAGCGGAGGAGCGAGTTCTAGTTATACAGCATATTTGGTTTTACAAGAACAAAAGAAAGAAGATGTTATATTATTACATACACCAACTTATTCAGAACATAAAGATGCAGATAGATTCAGACATAAAGTAGCTAATTTTCTAGGATTACCAATAACTGTAGTTGGAGATGGTAGAGATATATGGGATTTGATAGAAGATAATAATTGTTTACCAAGTTTTCATATACCATTTTGCACAACAGAGTTAAAGATCAAGCAATCGAGGAAGTTTTTTAAAATGTTAAGCGAGGATTTTATAGTATATTTTGGATACGGATCAGATGAATGGAATAGGGTACAAAAACAAAAGATTAGGTTTGAAGCAGAGGGGATTAAATCAAGGTATCCAATATTTGAGAAGAAAATTTCAAATGATGAAATAAAAAATATTATTCGCAACGAATGGAAAATATGTTTACCAGAAACGTATAAATACTTAAAGCATAACAACTGTATTCCGTGTTTTAAAGGTGGTAAGGGACATTTTAGAAAAGTAGCAAAGTATTATCCGGAAAAATTTAAAAGAGCAATGGAGATAGAAGAGAAGATAGGACATACGGTGTTCAAAGATTGTACACTAAAAGACATTTGGGATGAAGTACAGGCAGGAAAACTACAAGAATCTATGTTTGATGATGATTTTGGAATACCTTGTATGTGTGCTGATTAATGTGGGGCTGACTCCAGTCCTGCTGAATAAAATTAACGGAGGTATATTTTATGGGATATGAAGTAGGTTATACAAGCAGTACAGAAAGTGGTAAGTGTATAATATGCGGAAAAAAAGTTTCTGGAATATATTTGACTATAAACCAACATCAAGAATTAAAAAAACTAAATACAATAAGATAAATTCAAGTATATTAATACCTGTATGTCTTGAACATTATAACGTAGTAGCAGAACAAAAAAAGAAAATACTAATATATCACTTAGAAGTAATCAATAAGTTTTTTTAAAGTCGTTAAAAATAAGATTCCACAGCGAATAGACCATATTGCTAACATATGAGTGGAAAGTGAGGGGTAAATATGAGTATACAAGCACATAGATGCAATCAAGACAATTGCAACGGATTTATATTAGCTGAAAAATGCTGATTATAACTATGAACATGCAATGAAAAATAACAATGGTATTCTTGATAGATGTAAATGTACTGAATGTGGCAAAGAATTTGTAATGGTAGTAGCTCATGTATTAGTTGAAGTTGACGAAGATGATATGTTGGTTGATGAGCTTCCTCAATGTGATATTAGGGAATATGAAAAATCTCAAATTAGAAAGTGAGGGAGGTTGAGTAAAAATGAAAATTGAGGAAAAATTAATTTGTAGAAAAAATGGAAGCGTTGTAGAGTTAATGATCGGCAATAGATGTATAGGGGAAAGGAAAAATTAGAATTGTTGTTAGTAAAAGAAAAAAGTTTTTTTAAGAACAAAAAGAATATTGATAAAAAGTGGTATTTTAGAAGAAAGTGAGGGAAAAGCATGAATCGTTTTTATGAATTAGTTTTAATAGATAGAATTAAAAAACTTGAAGAAAAAAACAAAAGATTAAAAATAGAAATAAAAGAACATAAAAAACAAAATCCAGTATTTGTTGATAACGGAAATCATGAAGAATGTATGAAATTATGGAATAGAATTGAAGAATTAGAAGAAGAAAATGAGAATTTAAAATTTCAACATGAGAAAATGGCTGAAAAGATTAGAGAACTTAGAAAATTCAAGAATGAAGCTGTAAAAAGAGTTGTGAGTGCAGAAAAATTAAATCGCGAATTAATAAAAGCACTAGAATTTATGTTAAATTGGAACACAAAAATATCAGAAGAAATGGGAATAGCAGATACAGAAGAAAGTTTAATAAAGTTTATTGAGTTAAAAAAGCTGCTAGAAAAAGCAGAGAAGGTGATCTAAATTAATTATAAAGAATATGAGATGATGAAAAAAGCAGGGTTTGTGGCATTTGAAATAGGGAATTTTAAATTGCTTACAAAATATAGCAAGAAAAATAAATTATCCTATTTGGGAGATATAATTGATTCTATAGATATTTTAGTTACAGGGATTGCAAATATTATATATTTCCCTTTTAATTTCTTAGCAACTTTATACGGCTTTATACCTAAAATACGAATACTAGATGCAAATACAGAATTAAAAGGAAAACAAATGGATAAAGAAAAGTATGCTAGAGAAATTAATTATAAATGTCCAGATTGTGAATTTGCTTTTAATAAAGCTGCATGTGAAACTTGTAGATACAAATATGGATTAGAACAACATATTAAAAATATATCAGATTAAATTGAGGATTAGTGGAGATGGTGATAGAGCAATGAAGAAATTTGATTTATGTATTGCAGATTGTAAGCGGTGTAATGGTATAAATGTAGAGCATATAGAAAGAAATGTGTATAAATGCAAAGAGACAGGAAAAGTTTTGTTGTATATGATGTCGACAAAGAAATTACGAGAAATTAAGTCAGAGAAGGTGATGGAGTGGTGAAAATAAAAACCATGCAAGACTTAATTTCAAATTCAAAATATTTACCTCAATCAGTAGTTGAGGATATAAACAGAAGAATAACCGATTGGCTAGCAAGTGGAGGAAATATAGATGATGATTATATTCAACAACAATTTAGATATGCTGAAAAATTTGTCAATCAAGAATTAAAGAGGAGGTAATACTGATGAATAATATAGAAAGATTATATAAAAATATTAAGATTTTAGTTGATACAAATATGTTAGAAGAAGAATTCAAAGTGTTTGCGGAAGAAAATTCAGATGTAACAACCATAGAAGAACTAAACGATGTGATAGAAACGGAGATTTCTTATTGGGAAGAATAATTTTACAATAGAACAAAATCTAAGAGATATAAAGCAGATTGAAAATAGTATAAATCTAAAGTAAAATCCAACTGCTCCTGGGACATGCCTGGGAGCGAAAGGGGGAATGCAAAAATGAACAGTGTTAATCTTATAGGAAGATGGACAAGAGATCCAGAAATGCGATTTACTCAAAACGGAAAAGCATTAACAAAAGTAAGTATAGCTGTTAATAGAACTTTTGGAGAAGGAGCAGATTTCTTTGAAGTTGTGATATGGGGAAAGATTGCTGAGAATACAGCACAATATACGAAAAAAGGTAGCAAAGTAGGAATAGAGGGTAGGCTACAACAGGAAACATGGGAAAAAGACGGACAGAAAAGAAGCAAAGTTGTGATAGTAGCTGAGAGAGTAGAATTTCTTGATAATAAAAATAGCCAATCAAATAATGAAATAGATGGATTTCAAGCAATAGATGATGACGATGATATACCATTTTAAGCGTTAAGGGGGCAAAATCGATGGAGGATATTCAATATAGAAGAACAGAAGGAATATTATATAGGCATTTTAAGAAGATCAAGAGGATCGAAAGATTAAAGTACGATATAGAGAATACAAAGCAGACTATACATAAGATACAACAAGACCTGAGAAACGTGAACGTAGAGCTATCGGATTGTGTTAAAGCTATAGATTATAGCCAGGACAGAGTACAATCTAGCATTGTTACATCAAGTGCTGTAGAAAGAGAGTTGGAACGAATTACGAATAAACTTTTAAATGAACTTAAATATAAAATCCAAAGGAAATATAAGTTAAAAGCAAGATTGAGAAAAATAGAGGAAGATGTTAAAAGGATTGAAAAAATACTTAGTGATCTTACCGAAGAAGAAATGCAGATTGTAGAACTTAGGTATTCGGAACATAGAACAAATAGAGCTATAGAAAAGATACTATACATGGAAGGAAGGCCTAGTAGTTATGTAAGTATTTGGAGGAAGAAAAATAAAATAATAGAATATATTTATAGTCAATTGAAGTAGATTGAAACAAAAATGAAACAAGATAGAAACATTTAAAATTAAAAATCTATAATATAATTGTATTGTAGAAATAGTTACCCCCTGATATCTTCTAATGACTAAGGCAGTCGAGAAATCGGCTGTCTTTTTCATGTATAAAAATGAGGTGATCGCATGGAATTACACAGATGCAAAGTTAAATTTCATAAAGGCAAGATAGTATGCGCTAGTGAAATTCTATGTTCAGATTGCCCTGAAAAAGATAAATGCGAGGATATAGATATTTATGTAGATAGTAAGTACTGGGGAAGCAAGGAATGCATGAGCCACGATAGCTATGAAAGGAAAAATAAGAGGATCAGGCAGAAAGGGTGGGGGAAATGAGTATACCTGAGAAAATATGGGGTATTAAATAGAACTATTGCAAGATGTGTATCACGTGGTGTAAATGATTATCATAATAAAAAGAAACAAAAGATAATAATACAAAAAAACTAAAAGATGAAATAAGTGAAAAAAAGGAAGCTTATTAATAGAAATTGGAATATTTCTTGGCGTAGGATTTGTATTGTTTGGAAGAGGAGAATATTGGATGTATAATAATATTTATTAGTTTTGCTTTAGCTGGTTTGCTTAATCATGAAAATAAATAAGTAGTCAATAAGTTAAACGATTTGTGTCGAAATTTGCGAGTGGAATATAAAGGATACTGTTTTCTTGTAGAGAATTCTAATAATTAGGAAGGAGGAGGACGTATGGGAGATAATGATAAAAAAGTAGCTGACAATTCTTTTGAAGCATCTGAAAATCTGAAAGATCATGTGGCAGGTGCTATAGACAAAGCTTCGAAAGGAGATTTTGCAGGAGCAGCTAAAGATGCAATGGATGCTGTTGGGGATATGGCACAAGTTGCAGGACATGTAGTAGAAGGAAATTAAAAAGAGCCAACCGGCTCTTTTTTCATGCAAAAATTCAAGTAGCACAACAGGTTAAATCAAATTTAACGTGCTACAATTATTTGTTATTTTTGCATACTATCATATTTTGATAGTAATTTATCCAGTAATTGGCTTAATTCAATTACTTCTTGATCCAGTAAATTTTCTTCTTTATGCTTGATTAATTCGTTTAGTGCAAATCTAGTTTGTTCAATCTGATCTAAGAGAGATTTTAATTTATTGTTATATTTATCCATTTTCCATACTCCTTTTCATTCGTGTATTTAGATTTAACCTGTCGCACTATTGTAAATTCTAATGGAAAAATATAACAAAGAGTAAATCATTTCAAAATATATAGATAATTTAGACACTGTAAAAGGTGTCTTTTTTAATGCAAATTTTTAGGTTTGCAGGATAACAACCTGCCACCTCTTAGGAGTTACGCATGGTGGGGGTAAGTTCCTACCACTCCTAGTTATCAATAAAATTCTAGGAGGTAGTCGATATGAGAGTGGCAAAAATCAATGATGTAAAAGTAAAAGTATTTGAGAAAAAAGAATTAATTGAGAAGCTAGGATTTACAGAAGAAGATGCAAAATTAGTTATGAAGTACCAAAAGACATTTCCTGAGTTATTACAGGATGGTGTAGAAGGGTTTGTTATTGACGCTGAAACTTTATGGGAGCAATTAGGTAAGCCGAATGGGCAATTTAGTAAATGGGCTAATAAAAGAATAAAGGAAGTGTTTAAGAATGGCTTAGAATGGAGTTTTAGCCGGATTAGGATAAAAGATGGTAGACCAAAACAAGTAATAAAATTAACTTTGGAAACTGCTAAACATGTAGCAATGGCTACTGGTTTAGATGGCAATTCGAGTAAAAAAGTAAGAGAAAAGGGAAATCTCGTTAGAAACTATTTTATAAAAATGGAAAAAGCTTTAAGAGATTATGAGTATTGGATCATGGTTAGAGAACCACAGAAAGAAGGATATAAAAAACTAAGTGAAGTATTAGATACAAATTACCAATTAACCCATGAAGGAAAATCAGCACCTAATTATGTATTTTCTAATGAAGCAGATATGATCAATAGAGCTTTACTTGGTATGTCGGCTAAAAAGCTTCAGGCACTATTGGATACAAAAGATAAAGCAACAAGAGAGCATTTTACTGTGGAGATCAATAAGACTATTTCTGAATTACAGACAATGGATATGGGTTTAGTAATGGCAGGACTTGACTATGAAACAAGGAAAAAGACTATAACAAATATTTGTAGTACGAAATATAAATATATGCAGCTGATAGTAAAAGAATTAAAGAAAACTGCATAAATTGTAATTTTTCATTTATGAGGTGGTGGTATGGCAAGAGTAAGAAGCCCAGATAGTATAAAAGCAGAAGAAATGTATCTAAAAAGTAAAGGTGAAATAGAATTAGTTGAAATTGCAAAAGAATTGAATGTATCACCTGGTACAGTTAGATCATGGAAGAATAGATATAAGTGGGATGATAAATTAAATGGTAACATAAATGCAACGTTGCAAAAAGAGAAGAAAAAGAAACGCAACGTTGCGAAAAAAGAAAAGAAAAAGGAAATTAAGACGGATGAAAAAATATTAGAGCAATTAGAAGATGCTGAACTTACTGAAAAGCAGCGTCTTTTTTGTTTGTATTACATAAAGAATTTCAATGCAACAATGGCAGCAATCAAGGCAGGATATTCGAAAGATACAGCACACGTAATAGGGCATGAAAACCTTAGGAAACCTAAAATTGCAGCTGAGATAAGAAGGTTAAAAGGAGCAATAAGACAAGAAGTATTCATTGATGCTATGGATGTACTAAATAAATACATCAAAATAGCTTTTGCAGATATAACAGACTACGTAACCTTTGGTCAGAAGGAAGTGCCTGTAATGGGACCATTTGGACCAATAGAAGATGATGAAGGTAATCCAGTGACGAAAATAGTAAACTATGTTGATTTTAAGGAAAGCAATATGGTAGATGGAACAATAATCGCTGAAGCAAAACAAGGGAAAGATGGGATATCTATTAAGTTGGCTGATAAGATGAAAGCTCTCGATAAACTATCTATGTATTTTGATCTATTCCCTGATAAGTTTAAGCGCCAAGTAGAAGAAGAGAAGATTAAGATACAAAAAGAAAAATTAAATTTAGATGGTAAAGATAAAACAATGAAAGTAGTGATTGTTGATGATATAGAAGGTGTAGAAGATGATTAAAGTTAAACTATCAGAAAAAGTAATCCCAGCCTTTTATGACTTTTGGAAGAATTGTGATAAATACCTTTATAAAGTATTAAAAGGTGGACGTAATAGTTCTAAATCATCACATATAAGTATCAAAATCATTACTGAACTTATGAAAAAAACTATTAATGCACTTGTTGTTAGAAAAGTAGGCAATACGTTAGAAACAAGTGTATATGAACAGCTTATATGGGCTATAGAACACCTTGAGGTGTCAGATTATTGGCATATACAAAAAAGTCCATTAAAACTTATTTACAAGCCAACCGGCAATTATATTATCTTTCGTGGCGCTGATAAACCAGAAAAAATTAAATCTATTAAAACAAGTAAGTATCCAATAGCAATTTTATGGATAGAGGAACTTGCAGAGTTTAAAACAGAAGAAGAAATATCGACTATAGTCAACTCTGTTATAAGAGCAGAGTTGCCAAAAGGATTAAACTATAGCATTTTTTATTCCTACAACCCACCAAAGAGAAAACAATCCTGGGTAAATAAGAAATATGAAACTCAATTTATAGCTGATAATACATATATTCATCATAGCACGTATTTAGATAATCCTTATGTATCAAAAGCTTTTATAGAAGAAGCGGAGGAAGTTAAAAAGAAAAATGAATATAAATATAGTCATGAATATTTAGGTGAGCCTATAGGAAGCGGCATAGTGCCATTTAACAATCTTGTATTTAGAAAAATTACTGATGATGAAATAAGAAGTTTTGATAATATAAGGCAAGGTATTGACTGGGGATATGCAGCAGATCCTTTTGCTTTTGTAAGATGGCATTATGATAAGACTAGGAGAAAACTTTATTGTATAGATGAATTATACGGAGTCAAATTAAGCAATAGAGAAGTAGCAGAGTGGATTAAAAATAAAAAATACAACGATTTTAGAATTATTGCAGATAGTGTAGAACCAAAATCCATAGCAGAACTGAAAAGTTATGGAATTAATATTGTTGGAGCTAAAAAAGGGCCAGGAAGTGTTGAGTATGGTGAAAAATGGCTTGATGATTTAGACGAAATAGTCATTGATCCAGATAGAACACCAAATATAGCAAAAGAATTTGAATCAATAGATTATCAAGTTGATAAAGATGGAAATATTAAATCAAAGCTTGAAGATAAAGATAATCACACGATAGATGCTACAAGATATGCTACTGAAAATGACCAAAAGTACAAACAATCAATACAATTCCTAATATAAAGGTAGGTGATAAAGTGTACGAAGTTGAGTTAATTAAAAGCAAATTGACTGCAGAAAGTCAAATATCAGATACAGCAGTAATTAAAGACTGGATAGAATCGGATTTGAAAAGTCAATCGAAACAGGATATGACAGACGGTGTAAATTATTATGATTGCAACCATGATATTTTAAAAATTGATTTTAGAGAGTATATAGTAGATGGACAAAAGTTAATTGATTCTAACAAAGCCAATAATCAGCTTATAAATCCATTTCATAGGCTGCTGGTCCAACAGAAAATAGGATATATTGCAGGAAAGCCTGTTGTATTTACTTCTGAAAAAAAAGAATTAACAACGATTATCAACGATATCCTAGGTATTAAATTTGATGATATCCTAGTAGATTGGATTAAAGGAGCCAGCAACAAAGGAATTGAATGGCTACATCCTTTTATTGATGAAGAAGGGAATTTTGACTATGTAATTATTCCGGCAGAGCAGATCATACCCATTTACGATACGTCATATCAAAAGAACCTAGTATATATTATTCGATATTATACTATGCAAGTGGTAAAAGGGGATGAAACAGAAGAACGATACAAGGTTGAATTGTGGGATAAAGAGAAAGTAACATATTTCATTGAAGATGACCATGGAAATTTTATTTATGATGATACAGAACCATTAAATCCGAAATATCATTGGTATAGTTTTAACACCAATAATCCAGACGATAAGAAGCCTAGTAGCTGGGGAAAGATTCCTTTTATAAACTTAGACAATAATAGCGAAAAAACAAGTGATTTAAAATCAATTAAAAAATATATAGATGCATACGATAAGGTGTCTAGTGGATTCTTAAATGATCTTGAAGATATACAAATGGCTATATGGGTCCTAAGAGGATACGAAGGGACAAATCTATCTGAGTTTATGAGAAACCTTATTCAATTTAAAGCTATGAAGGTATCAGAAGAAGGAGGTGTCGATAATAAGACATTAGAAATCCCCGCGGAAGCTAGAAAGATAATGCTAGAGATATTAGAGGATAAGATTTATGAAATAGGGCAAGGGGTTAAAATGTCTACTGATAAGTTTGGACAGAATCCAAGTGGAGTAGCTTTAAAATTTTTGTACAGTGGATTAGACCTAAAAGCTAATACTATGATTAGAAAGCTAAAGAAGGCATTGAGTGAATTTGTTTGGTTTGTAACAGAGTATGTTAATAATAAAAACAATACTTCTTATGATTATAAATCTATAAAATTCACTACGAACAAAACTATAATAACGAATGAAACCGAACAGATTGATAATTGTACAAAGTCAATAGGCATTCTTTCAAATGAAACAATTATAGCAAATCATCCTTGGGTAGATGATGCTAAAGAAGAAATTGAGAAGAAGAAAAAAGAGCAGGAAGAAAATATGTATGGTTATGATTTAGAAGGTGTTGTAAATGAATAAAATTACAATACCAGATAAAGATTATTGGCAAAAGAGATCAGAAAAAAGAATTTCAAATTGGTTCAAAGAAGCTGAACGTTTAGAAAAACGCTTGAAAAGAGAATACGAAAAAGCGCTACAAGAGATTCAAAAGGAAATCTCTTATTTTTATGCAAAGTATGCTGTAAAAGAAAATATACAATATAAAAATGCTATTCTTAAACTTAACAAAAGCGAATTAAGACAGTTTAGATATAAACTAGAAAATTATATCAAAGAAATCCAAGTTTATGGAAATAAACAACTGGAGAAAGAATTAAATGCTCTAAGCGTAAGAAGTAGGATCACAAGACTTGAATCGTTAGAAGCAAACATAAAAGCTGAATTAAGTAAATTGTATTCTGAGGAACAATTAGAAATTGGTCAATTCCTGAGTGCTGCTACGAAAGAAAATTACTATCAATCAGTATATGAAGTGTTTAAAGGTATTGGAATTGGAGGTAGTTTTGCAAAAATTTCTCCGGTTACAATAGAAGCTATATTGAAATACCCATGGAGTGGAGAAAATTTTTCAGATAGAATATGGGGTAACGCAGAAAGACTTGCAAGAGCAATCAAACAAGAACTTACTCAAGCGTTTATCCAAGGAAAATCAAATCAGAAGTTAGCAAGATCTATAAGAGATAGAATGAATGTAAGTTATAAAAACTCTATGAGGCTTGTTAGAACAGAAACGGCATATATTGCTAATGAATCTACTGCTTTAGGGTATGAAGCTACAGGGATAGTTAATGAGTATGAATATATATCTACATTAGATAGTCGTACAAGTGATATATGTTCAAAGCTAGATGGGAAAGTATTTAAGCTATCAGAAAGGCAAGTAGGGGTGAACTATCCACCTTCTCATCCAAATTGCAGGAGCACAACAGTAGTTCATTTTGAAGATGAGATAGGGGAAAGAATTGCAAGGAATTTAAAGGGTAAAAGTTATTATGTACCATCTGATATGACATATGAAGAATGGTATCAGAAACATGTGGTTGATAAATACGGAAAAGATCAAATAGATATTTTAGAAAGACAGAGAAAAAATAGAACCAATGACAAGCAGCAATATAAAAAATATAAAAAGATTTTAGGAAAGAAAATACCTACTTCCTTTGATAAGTTCCAGGAATTGAAATATAATAATAGTAAAGAATGGAATAAGCTAAAAGAGGAATATCATAAGGTATTTATTACAAAAGATTTTAAAGAGATTGCACCGTTGTTCAAGGGAAAATTAGGGGATGTTGAAACAAGAAAGTGGTATAAGTGGCATGATGAAAATATACCAAATTTGATTGATAAATCTAAACCTATTGAGGATCAGGCAAGAGAAGCGCACAGTTTAAGAAATACATATAGAACTCAAGCAAGAGATTTGATGAGAGATCAAGAAAAAAGAAAAAGCCTAGATTTAAACTACCCAAATAAAACCTTTGAGGAATTAATTGCTGATAAAATGAAAAGAAAGAATATGACAAGAGAACAAGCTATTCAAGACATATTAAAGACGGCTACAAAGTCTAATAAAAAGGTCAATAAATCTTTGGGACTGGAGTGAAAAATATGTATGAATATAATATTTGTAATCATGCAGATGAAGAAATATTTACTAAACAATGTAATGCGTTAGAAAAAAATATACCTAATATCATAAAAGATGAGTTGCTGACAGATGTTGATGATAGTAAAATACAGAAATACTTGTTAAATGATAAAGTGATTTTGGTATATAATAGCAACTATGAAAATGAGGTTTATGTTAAATCAGAAATAGATTTGATGCCATATTTTAATTAATAAGCACTTACTAAGAAAAATAGTAGGTGCTTTTATTATGCCTAAAATTATTCGTCTTTTTGGTATTTATGACGTTAAACTGAAAGACTATCGTGTCGTTACACGAAAAAAACGTAATAGAATATAGGAGGTAGTAGAATGGATTGGTTAAAGGAACTATTAGGAGAAGAATTATATGGACAAGTAAAAGATAAACTTGGGGATACAAAGATCATGAAAGATGATGGGAATTTTATTCCTAAGTCTAGGTTTGACCAAGTGAATGAACAGAAGAAAGAATTGCAAAAGCAAGTAGATGAATTGAAAGACATATCTACAAAGTATGAAGCGTTACAAAATGATATTACAAAGTGGAAGGATCAAGCTGAACAAGTTCCTGCATTGAAGAAAAAGATGGAGGAATGGGAAAGTCAATCTATTGATCTTCAGACAAAACTATCTGAGGCTAATAAGCAGATAGAAGGTTTTGCTGCTAAAGAACAAGAGTATCAAACAAAACTTAGGGATACTCAAATCAACTCAGCGATTGAAAAGGAATTGATGAAGCATTCTGTTAAATACCCTGATCTTATCCTAGGTAAATTTGACAGGGAAAAGATAGAAATAGCAGAGGATGGGACTGTTAAAGGTATAGATGAGCAACTAAATCAAATCAAAGAAAATTATAAAGAATTGTTTGGTGAAATCAAAATGACAGGTGGATCACCAAATCCAGGCGGAGGAAATCCAACACCAAAAGCAGATCCAAGCAAAATGTCTGATGCTGAATGGCTAAAAATGAGAATGAGTGAACAAAAATAGAAAGGATGATTAACTTATGGGAAACACATTATTAACACCACAAGAAATCGCTAGAGAGGCTTTAGTAAGATTAAAATCTAACATGGTTATGGCTGGGTTAGTTCATACGGATTATTCAGCAGAATTTCAAAAGAAGGGCGATACAGTAACAATAAGAAAACCAGCTACTTTTGTTGCGGATGAATTTGGAGGTACAATTAATCTTCAAGAGATTGGAGAAGATTCTGTTGCTGTAAAGCTAGATAAGATTGCAGATGTTTCTGTTGAGGTAACATCAAAAGAGTTGACATTGGATGTTCAGGATTTTGGAGCACAGATATTAGATGGTGCTGTTTTAGCAATTGCTGAAAAAATTGACAATGATTTAGCGTCGCTATATAAATACGTTCCGTATTTTAGTGGAACACCTGGAAGTACACCATCTGCATTAACGGATATATCTGCTGCAATGAAGGTATTAAATGCAAATCGTGTTCCAATGGGAATGAGAAGTGCTGTTTGGGATCCTGAAGCGCATGCAAGTTTAGTAACGTTAGATGCATTAGCTGGACTTGATAAGTCTGGAACAACTGCAGCTTTAAGAGAGGCTTCTATGGGTAGAGTTATGATGTTTGATAACTTTATGGATCAAAATATTAAAACTCATGTAGCTGGAGGATATACAGCTTTAGAAGATGTTACTGCTACTGTGAATGTAGCAAACAATGCAAGTGATTCTATAACTGGATTAACATATTCTGTAGCAGCATTAACAAGTGCTGCAGAAACAGCAACAACTAAGTTAGTAAAAGGCGATATTTTAACAATCGGTGGAAAACAATATACTGTAATCGAAGACACTGCAACTGCTGTAGCGGGTGTAATTTCTATTGTAAAAGTATTCCCAGCATTAGAGGCTAATGTAACTGATGCAACAGTAACATTCCCTGATAAAACTGCAGGAGGACATACTGCAAACTTAGGATTCCACAAAAATGCGTTTGCATTAGTATCTAGGCCACTTGTTGCACCAATGGGCGGAGCTGATTCTTACGTTACAAATTTAAGTAACGATATTAACATTAGAGTTACCATGGGCTATGATATGACAACAAAGAAAAATATTATATCTATTGATTGTTTATATGGTGTAGCACCGATTTTCTCACAATTAGCAACAAGAATATTAGGGTAGGATTTATTTCCTACCTCCTTTTTATAAATTAGAGGAGGGATGATATGATTTGTCCAAATTGTAACAAAGAATTTAGCCCCAAGGTTTTTCAATTACACCTTCAACGATGCAAAAAACAAGAAGATAAAAAAGAAGAAAATGTTGAATTGGCAAGATTGAAAGTGGATCAATTAAAAGAAATGGCTAAGGAGAAGGGGATTGAAGGGTATTCAAATATGAAGAAAAATGAATTAGTTGAAGCGTTAGAAGGTGATGTATAATGCTTGAAGAAATTAAAAGACTGTTAGGTTATACAAGTATCGAATACGATATTGTTATTGATCATTATATAAATGGTGTTACACAAAAGATATTGAATTACTGTAATATCAGTGAGCTTCCGAAGGAATTAGAACATGTTGTCGTTGAAAAAGTTGTTGCTATCATGAAGGATGAAAAAAGTGTAAAAACAGTAACGAGGGGTGATACGACAATCACATATCAAGACGGTGAAATTGATCTTATAGATAATATTAAAAGCCAATTGAACCGTTTTAGGAAGGTGAAATTTGTGTGATTGAGAAAGATATTTTAGAGCAAACTTATTTCAATAGAATGAAGATTATAAGGATTACAGAGATAATTACTGAATGGGATGAAACTATTTCAAAGGAAATTACAGTAGCCAGTAATATAAAATGTGCTGTATCTCAAACTAGAAGATCATCATACAATGCTGCTCAAACAAATGTGGCTAATGAAATAAAATATACTCCAAAATTGTTTTGTGGACCTGATGTAGATATAAAAGTAGGAGATAAGCTAATTATTACACTAGAAAATGGAATGACAAGAGAATACAAAACTGGAGAACCTTATCTATATTCTTCGCATCAGGAAATACCACTGCTTAGAGAAGGTGAAGCATAATGGGTTTTAGGATTAATGGATTAGACAGTTTTGAGAGAGCGTTATTAGAAACAATCAAAGTGAAATTTCCACAAGAAATCGAAAAAGAATTACAAAGGTTAGCTTTAGATTTAGAAGGAACGATAAAAAGAAGAACTCCTGTAGATACAGGAAGATTAAGAGGGAGCTTTACTACTGGTAGAGTAAAGAAAATAGGTGGAGAATGGTATATCGAAGTTGGTACAAATGTTGAATATGCTGAACACATCGAATATGGGCATAGAACAGCTAACGGTGGATTTGTACCAGGTATAAAAATGGTAGAAGTAAGTGTAACACAATTAGAACAGAGGCTTCCTATAAAAATGAGAGCATGGCTTAGAAGAATGTTAAGAGAATTTGAATTATAAGGTGGTGGATAGATGTCATATAGCCAAGAAGAAATACCAAGTACGATAAAAACGCCACTAATACTTATAAAAGAGGCAATCTTTAAAAAGTTAAGCAGTAATTTTCAAGGATATAAATTATATGGAGAAGAGATACAACAAGGATTTAAAAGGCCTTGTTTTTTTGTGCAGATTATACCCGTAATAGACACAATGGATCATCAATTCTACAAAAGTAGAGCAATCAACATTGATATACATTATTTTTCAGAGAATGAGACAAACCATGAAAATCTTTTAATGCTTGATCAATTAAATGACGTATTTTCAAAAGGATTAAAAGTAGATGATAGGTGTATTAGTATAGATGAAACTACATCTAACACTATAGATGGTGTACTTCATTTTGCTTTTACACTTAATTATACGGATAGCGAAGATGGTGTCATAATTGATGGTGTGTTAGTGCCAAAGTCTGAAATCAATCCTGATCTTGGATATACAGATGATACAACTGAAACCATGCAAGAATTAGAAATAAAGGAGGAGTTATAGATGGGACTTCCTGAAATACTTATTGAGTTTAAAACCCAAGGAACAACAGCGATACAGCGAAGTGCTAGAGGGATTGTAGCGTTAATCCTTAAAGATGATACAAATGCAACATTCGATACAAAGGTATACACAGAAATTGATGAAATAGATGCAAATGATTGGACGGCAACAAATAAAGATTATATCGAAAAAACTTTTCTAGGGATACCGAGTAAAGTTATTGTAGAAAGGATTGCCACAGCTGCAACAGATTACAATACAGCACTTGGGAGACTGAAAAATAAAAAATGGAATTATCTTGCCATTCCAGGACTTCAAACTGCAGACGTTACAAATATTGCTACATGGATTAAAACGGAAAGAGATAACAATAAAAAAACCTTTAAGGCCGTACTACCAAATCATACAGGTGATCATGAAGGCATTATAAACTTTGCTACAGACAATATAAAAGTGGGAGAAACAACTTATACAACTGCAGAATATTGCTGTAGAATCGCTGGCATACTGGCAGGACTTCCATTTAGTAGATCATCTACTTATTATGCTTTAACGGAAGTGGAAAGTATTACTGAGTCTGTTGATCCAAGTGGAGATATTGACGCTGGAAAACTTATTTTAATTAATGATGGAGAAAAAATTAAAATAGGCCGTGGAGTAAATTCTTTGACTACCACAACAGCAACAAAAGGAGAAGAATTTAAAAAGATTAAGATTGTAGAGGGTGTAGATTTAGTCAGAGACGATATTAGGGATACGTTTGATAGCGAATATGTAGGAAAAGTAGTAAATATTTACGATAACAAGGTACTGTTTCTTGCTGCAGTAAATGCTTATTTTGGCGAATTAGAAAGAATAGATGTATTAGATTCAAGTTATGATAATAAAGCTGAAATAGATATTATCGCACAAAAGCTTTATTTACAAGGAAAAGGAATTGACATTAATTCTTTGAAAGAGCAGGAAATCAAAGAGTATAACACAGGGTCAAAAGTATTTGCAAAAGCACAAGTAAAATTTAGTGATGCAATGGAAGATTTGTCTTTCACTGTATTTATGTAGGAGGTGTTTTGAATGGGTAAAATACCAGGTAATAGACAAATAAGTGGAAAATATGGGATGCTTTACTGGGATGGAGAACCTATATATGAAGTTGAAGCATTTGAAGCTAAACTTACTATAAATCGTGAAGACGTTCAGCAAGTTGGGGAAGGTGCTAATGATTCAAAGATTACAGGATACAAAGGTGAAGGGATGTTTAGAGTTAAGAAGGTATTCAGTAGAGGACAAAAGAAAATCGCTCAGGCTATTAAAGAGGGTAGAGATCCACGAAGCCAATTAGTTGGCAAACTTGCTGATCCAGATTCTTATGGAACAGAGAGAGTGGTACTTAATAATGTTTGGTTTAATGAAGTAATACTTATGCAGTTTGAAGTTGGACAGGTTTTAAATAGAGAATTCCCATTTGGATTTACGGATTGGGATTTTCCTGATTTGATAGAAGTACAATAGGAGGGTGAATAATATGAAGATGGATACAAAACAAACTAAAGAGACACCAAAAAAGGTTACCTTGAAGGAATTGATTGCAAGGAAACATGAAATTGAAGATCAGAAAAATGCTAAAAAAGATTTATATATTAAATCATTAGATGGTGTAATTACAGTAGAGAAACCGAGTAGAGAGCTGTGCATTGATGCCATGGATATGGGAGCTGCGGATGGTGACAAATATTTGGTTTATAGTTGTGTAATAGAACCAAATTTAAAAGATACAGAATTACAAAAAGCATATGGATGCGCTGAACCAATGGACATAGTAGAAAAGATTTTTGAATCTGGAGAAATAACACAAATAGCAAAAGCTTGTGTTTTTCTTGCTGGTTATGGTGATAGTGTAAAAATGGTAGATGATATAAAAAACTAATAAATAGTGATGGAGAACTATTTCTCCTTCACTACTATTTGCAAAAGGGATTTACGCATGAATTTATTTTAAATCTATCTGAGTCAGAAAAACTTTTTTACATAGCTAGTATGGAACTAGAAATAGAAAAACAAAACCAGTAGACTATTAATTCCACATTTTGGTATAATAATATCGAAAGGGGTGGAAAAATTGAAAAAAATAATATCGCTTCTGATTTTTGTATTATTGGTTAGTATATTGACTTCATGCGGAAATAATACTACTAAGGTCACTTTAGAAAACTTCAATAAAATAGAAACAGGTATGACATTAAAAGAAGTAACAGCTATTTTGGGGGAAGGCGTACAAGATGCAAAAACTGAAAGTAAAAGTATTGGTTTAGTAGTAGAAAGTTATATATGGAAAAATAAAGATGGCTCGAATATAATAATCATGTTTAAAAACGGCAAGGTAGATACTAAGGCACAATCATTTTTAAAATAGCACTCGTTTGAGTGCTATTTTTTATACCGTTAAAGGTGGTGAGTATATGGCACAACGTATTGGAGCGATCCTTACGTTAAGAGATAATTTTACAGTACAAATGCGTAATGCAACAAATAGATTAAGAAGTTTTAGGAACGAAAGCCGAAATACAGAAAGTGCAGTTGGAAGCTTAACAAAGAAACTCACGGGTGTAGCTGCAGGTTTTATAGGAATCAAAACTGCATCAAACGTATTTGAAAAAGCTTTAAATAGTGCTAGTTCTTTTGAAGGATATAGAAATACATTGAATGTGGTTATGAAAGATACTAAAAAAGCTGCAGAAATGATGTCGTGGGCTACTGATTTTGCTAACAAGACTCCATTTGAAACAGATAGTGTTGTAGAAGCAACAGTGAGATTGCAAAGTTATGGAATAGAAGCTAAGAAAGTAATGTCAGCTATTGGTGATATGGCTGGAGTAATGAACAAAGATATTATGCAAGCTGTTGAAGCGGTTGCTGATGCACAGACAGGAGAATTAGAGAGGTTAAAAGAATTTGGTATAACCAAGCAAATGATTATTGATCATGCAAATAAAATTATGAAAAGAAAACAGATTGTAAACAACAAAGGGCAAATTACAGATCAGAAAAATTTCAACAAAGCATTATTTAGTTTGATGAATGAACGTTTTAAAGGTGGTATGGAAATACAGGCTAATTCATTTAAGGGATTAATGTCAACAGTAAAAGGTGTATTTGGTACTGCATTAGCAGAAATGATGGGGATATCTAAAGAAGGAGAGATTGTTACTGGCAGTGCTTTTGACATGATAAAACAGAAAGTTAAATCTGTTGCTGATACTATGCAAAAATGGTCTGAAGATGGTACAATCAAAAAAATTTCAAGCAAAATTACAGAAGGAATGGAAACTGCAAGCAAATTTATACAAAAGGCAAGAATAAGGTTCAACGAGATTGGAAGTGTAATAGGAGAGATTGCTGATACTTATTTACCAAATTTAGATGGCGAATTTACAACTTTCAAACAAATCTTAGGAAGTACTTTTAATGAAGGACTAAATCTTGTTCAAAGTGGCTTGGAATGGATAAGAGATAATTCAACATTGATTCAAACAGCAATCGTAGGATTAACCACAGCTTATATTACACAGAAAGGAATACTAGCAGGAGTTGCACTTGCTCAAAATTCTTTAAATGTTGCAGTAGGAATTTCAAGAACTTATCATTTATTAAATCGCGCAGCGATTATAGCTTCCACTACTGCTACATTAACTGGATCTAGTGCAATAGGTGTAATAACAGCTGCACAATGGTTATGGAATACTGCAATGGCTGCGAATCCAATCGGAACAGTGGTTACTGCAGTAGCGCTTTTGACAGCGGGGATTTATGCGCTATATAAAAATTTTGATAAAGTCACAGGAGCAATAAAAAAAGCATGGGATTGGCTTACAAAATGGAATGATACTGATTCAAAAGATAAAAGTGTTAATATTTCAAACAATAAATCATCTATGGCAAATAGAGACGATAAGAGTTCTATTGAAAAAAGCAACTGGCGTAATCATGACAGAACTACAAAACAAAACGCTCTAGGAACATCATACTATACTCACGGAACAGTAGATGAAAAAGGTGGAGAAATAAAAGTTTTACCAAATGGAACCAAAGTGATTCCCCATGATGTATCTGTGAAAACTATGCAAAATAGCAAAGCAAAGCCTAATATAATCATTAATATTAATGGTGTGAATAAGTCTACAGAGGAAATTATGAATGATTTGATGCCGAAATTAAAACTAGCTTTATTAAATTCAAATTAAAGCAAGGAAAAATTCATCCTAAATAGAAGTATTATATAAACGGAGGTGCGTTATATGGATTTTGAGGAACTTAGACTAAAAGTAGTAAAAGAAATGAAAGAAAAATTAGTTCGTGATGGAACAAGCATTGATAATTTAGTTGAAGTACTTATTGAACTTTCTTCAAAGGTATCTAAAAATATGCTACAAGAATATCATGATCAAATTAATCAAAAAGGCTAGAAAAATATCTAGTCTTTTTTGTTTGGAGTGATGAAATGGATATATTTCTTTCAATCAATAACCGACAGAAAATTATTAAGCTGCCTGTACTACCTAAAGAATTTAAAGTACAATCAGGAATGAAAAATGAAGCTTATGACACCATAAGCCAAGGTGAAATAAAACTTATTGGTATGCCTACATTAAAAGCAATATCATTGCAATCATTTTTCCCTATGAAGGATTATCCTTTCCTTAGAGATAGAACCTATACTGGGTGGGAGTATGTCGAAATGATTGAATCGTGGAAGGAACGTAGAGAGCCTATAAGGATTATAATTACAGATACACCTATTAATATGCCTTGTACTATAGAATCATTTGATTATGGCCTACAGGATGGTTCAGGAGATATATATTATACATTGTCATTATCAGAATTCAAGTTTATAAACCTAGATCAAAGGAGTGTATAGGATGCATGAGTTATTCAATATATCAAATAATGTGCAAACCAATATCACTCCTTTGGTGGGATTATTACAATGGAGCAGCAATATTAATGAACTTGGAGAACGGCTTGATTTTGATATAGCATATAATGATGATAGATATTTTCCTAAGAATCCTGTAGATATAGGGAACCTAATTATTTTAAGGAACCAGGGTGAAATATTTAGAGGGATAGTTATTACAGAAAATAAAGCTGGAAAAGATCCAATAACCTATACATGTTTTGACTATGCATTTTATCTCAATAAATCAAAAGGTATATACCAATTTAACAAAGTTAAAGGGAATAAGGCCATAGAATCTATTTTAAATGATTTTAATGTTCCAATAGGTAGTATTGCACCTATTAACGTCGCTATAAGTAAAATATACAACGACAAGTACATTAGCGATATTATAAAAGACATATTAGATATCGCTCAAAAAGAGACAGGAATAAAGTATAGGATGGAAATGAGATTAGGAAAGCTATATATTGAAAAACAAACAGATTTGATTATTAAAGCAACTTTTAAATTAGCAAGTAATATAGCTCCTAACAATGTTACAGATGCAATTTTTAATCCTACTAAACGAAGAACCATTGAAGATATGAAAAATTCTATTAAAATCATTACTACAAACAATGATAAAACAAAGATCGTGACAGAGGCTAAAGATAATGGATTGATAAATAAATATGGTTTACTTCAAGAAGTTAAAAGTATAGATAAAAAAGATATTGCTCAGGCTAAGAATATTGCTCAAAATATGCTAAAAGATCTAGGGAAAATATTTGAAGAAAATAATATTGAAGTACCTGGAGATGATAGCGTAAGAGCTGGAAGGATTTTAGAAGTAAACGAACAGGTAACAGGCATGAAAGGAAATTATTTGATTACAGATGTTATCCATACTGTAAAAAACGGTATCCACAGGATGAAGTTAGGACTAGGGGTGATATAGTGGATGGAATAAGTGAATTGGCAAAAATGTTAAAAGAGAGGGATAATCAGCCCTATTTAGGCCCACAGATTGGGGAAGTTATTACTCCACCACCAAATATCCAGATTGCTTTAGGTGATAAGATTATTCTCACAAAAGAGCATCTTGTCATTGCAGCTCATGCACTAACAGATTATCAAAGAGAAATAAATATTACAGGGGATATACAAACTACAGAAGAAGGTGGATCTGTTATCCTGCAAGTAAATCCACCACCTACAACATATACTGTAGTGGATGGAAGTGTAAATGGAAATGTAGTAATCACAGGGGCAATAAAATATACAGATACTTTGAAGAAAGGTGATAAAGTAATACTCATACCTTCTACAGATGAACAAACGTATTTTTTAATTGATAAGGCGGTGACGCTATAATGCTTCCTGAAATAGCAAACTTAGAATTTAATACTCAGCAAATAGAAGAAGTACCAAGTCAAGGAACTTCTTTTTTATTTGACTTTAAAATTGGAGACTTTATTTTAAAGAATGGAAGATTAGTAAAAGTATCCGATATTGAAGCTTTGAAAATATGGATAGAAAAGTGTTTGAGGACTGAAAAATTCAAATTTAAAGTTTACGAAAAGGAAAATAAAGATCTAGAATATGGTGTTACAATAGAGGATCTGATTGTAGGTCATGATTATCCACAAAGCTTTATCGAATCAGAATTAAAAAGAGAAATAAGCATAGGATTGCTGAAAAATCCAATGATAGCAAGTCTTTCAGAATGGAAGATTGAAAAGAAAAATCCAATCGTTAATGTATCATTCAGAGTAAATTTAAAAACAGGTGAAACATTCACCCAGGAGGTGAATTTCTAATTGGCAGATACAATAGATGTTATACATGAACGTATGCTTTCGAATATTTCAGATGAATACGACAAGACCGAAGGGTCTTTTTTTTATGATACAACTAAGCCAGTTGCTATTGAATTAGAAAGTGTTTATAAAGAACAGGAATCAATACTTGATAAAGGTTTTGTTGAAACTGCTACTGGTGAATGGTTAGATAAGAAAGTAGCAGAGCAAGGCTTAACAAGAAAACCAGCTACAAAAGCAACTGGATATGTAACTATAGAAGGTTCAGAAGGTGCAATTATAAATGCAGGAGATAAGGTAGCAAATGATACAGTAACATATACAATACTTGAATCTAAAACTATAGATAGTACATTAAAAGCTTCTGTACAAGTTGAATGTGATGAATTTGGAAGCGTAGGGAATGTACCTATAAATGCTATAAAATACTTTCCTGTAACCTTGTCTGGACTTACCAAAGTCTATAATGAAGAAAAAATTGACAATGGTTATGATGGAGAGACTGACGAAGAATTAAGACAACGATATTATGACAAAGTAAGAACTCCTGCGACTTCAGGAAATAAATATCACTACAGAAATTGGGCTAAGGAAGTTACAGGAGTTGGAGATGCTAGAGTTTTTCCGCTTGCCAATGGTCCAGGAACAGTAAAGGTAATGATTATAGATAGTAATAAAACAGGAGCAGAACAAGAGTTAATAGATGCAGTATATAACCACATTGAAGAAAATAGACCAATAGGCGCAACAGTAACAGTTGTAAGTGCAACAGAAGTTCCAATAAATATTAATGTGACTTTAACTATTGATACAGACAATTATGCAGAGCAAGAGGTAATAACAAATATAGAAAATAATATAACTGCATATTTGAAAGAAATAGCTTTTGTAGAGGACTATGTAAGCTATGCAAAAGTCGGTAGCATTATATTAGATACTATAGGAGTACTTGACTATTCAAATTTAATTGTAAATGGTGGCACTTCAAACATAACTATAGCTGATAATGAAGTTGCAGTTTTAGGTGGTGTAACAAATGTCTAATCAGCTTATGAAATACCTTCCTGGTTACTATAAAACAAGTCAAGTAATAGCTAATATCACAGATGTAGAAAATAGCGAAATACAGCAATTCAAAACAAGTTTAGATAATACGCTTAATCAATTCTTTGTAGATCTAGCTGATACATCATTAGATAGATGGGAAAAGGAATTAGGAATTCCTGTTAACAGTAGTAAACCTGATGAGTATAGAAGATCGGTAATTAAATCTAAACTAAGAGGGCAAGGGACTATAACTGTCAATCTGATAAAAAATGTATCTGAAAGTTATTCTAATGGAGAAGTAGAAGTAATTGAAGATAATCCTAATTATAGTTTTACAATTAAGTTTGTAGGTACGAGAGGCATACCACCAAATTTAGATGACCTAAAATCAGCAATAGAAGAAATTAAACCAGCACATCTGGCAGTAGAATATGAATTTACTTATACAGTGTGGAGTGAAGTAAAAAATATAACTTGGAATGACGTAAAAACAGGTACTTGGGACGATTTAAAAACAAGACAAATAATTGTATAGCGAGGTGATATAATGCCTGATTTGACAACTAATATTGGTCTTAAAAAACCTGCTGGGAATGAAACTGCGGATATTGATATGATTAATGAAAACATGGATATTATTGATGCTGAAGTCGCTAAAAAAGCAAGTGCTACAGAAGATGGCAGGATGAGCAAAGAGGATAAAACAAAGTTGGATAGTATAGAAGACAATGCAAATAACTATCAACATCCTTCTGTGCATCCAGCAACCATGATTACAGAAGATAGCACTCATAGATTTGTCACTGACAGCGAAAAATCCGATTGGAATTCGAAAGAAACACCAGCAGGAGCTCAAGCAAAAGCTAATGTGGCAGAACAAAATGCAAAGAATTATGCGGATAGCATAAAGCCGACAAAATTAAGTCAGTTAAGTAATGATGTAGGCTATATAACAGCACAAAGAGCCGTAAGTGATAGTGTAACCAGTACAAGTTCGACTGTTGCAGCAAGTAGTAAAGCAGTTAAAACCGCATATGACAAAGCAAATGATGCATACAGTAAAGTTACATCTGCTACTTATGTTAGAGATAGAGTTAAGGCGGCAGATGGTCATGGTAGTGGTTTAGATGCGGACTTACTTGATGGGTGGCATAGGGATTCTATAAGAGATTGGAATCACTTACTAAATAGACCATCTTCTTTACCTGCTAATGGCGGAAATGCTGATAGTGTAGATGGATTGCATTTCAGAGAATACAATGAAAGTTTACAATATTACTATGGAGGGAAGTGGAAAGACGTGACAGCAATAGGAAATGCAAGCAACACCGTAATAGGAAGTGCAGTAACTAATACAGATAAATATAAATATACTGTCGCACATTCTTACAATGGAAGTGGGATATTAACACATATTGGAATGTCAGCAAGCAATTGGGACTCTAACAATTATTATAATACAGGCAAAATAAAACTTGTAATAGATGACGTAGTGCTATATGATGGCACTGTATGTATAATATATCATGATCCTAATGGAGATGGACAAGCATTCGGGTTTGAAAGTGTGACATTATTACAAGCACCTATAAAGTTTAATTCAAACATAACAATATACCATATGGCTGGTAGTGATTCATACGGTTCGGCATTCAGGACTATTTGGAACTATATCAAGCAATAAGGAGGCGTATCAAATGTTTAAAGAATTTAACGGGGAAATATTACATGGTACAGAAGAAACAGGATATACTCATTATGGATTCATAGAAGATGTACACATTGAAGAGAGTGAAAATTTAAGAATATATAAGAGAGTGAAATTTAATTTTGACAAAAATAAATATGAAATAGATGAAGACAACATAGCCCCAATTACCATTGATGGTGTAGAGCATATTCCGATCAATGGAATAGTAAAAATAGATATCTCAGAAGAGAATAGACAAAAAGCATTAGCTAGTTTGAAGTCTAAATATTTAAAATTAATCAAAGATGCAGATTTATTAGGAGACATTGAAGAAAAAACAAGACTGCAACAAGAATATCTACAGAAAAAAACAGAGATTGAAAATGCATAGTATAAGCACCTTTTAGGTGTTATTTTTATGGGGAAAAGAGGAGGAGTATCATGAAGAAACAACACAACAATCTATTTGAAATATTAAATATAACAGGCCGAAAAACCTTCTGGAGTCAGGGTTTTTTCGGTCAAGATGTTAAGGTAGCAATAATTGATACAGGTATTAATACACAACATCAGGAATTTAAAAATGTGAAGATTAAATGTAAAAATGTGATAAATGATAACGTAGAACCAGGAATGCACGGAACAGCTACTGCAGGATGCTTAGTTTATGTTGCACCGAATGTTGAAATTTTGAATTTAGAAATCAATGATGAAAAGAATGAAGCATACAATGATAATATAGCTAAAGCGATTAGAAAAGCTGTGGATGAAGATTGTGATATAATAAATCTTAGTTATAGTCATAAAAGTAATTATGGTGGCATAGAAGAAGCGTGTCAATATGCATACGATAATGATGTCTTAATTGTTTGTAGTATGAGTAATGAAGGAAAGAAATTAAGAAAATATCCAGCTTGCTTTGATACAGTTTTAAGTGTAGGAGCTATAGATTGGAATGAAAAAAGATGTGATTTCTCTAATTATGGACAATGGATTGATGTTGTTCAAGTAGGTAAGAATATTCCTGTACCACATTACAAATATAATGATGAATATTTGGTACTAGATGGAACTAGCTTTTCAACACCACTCGTTGCAGGAATTGCAGCACTTATCAAATGTAAATATAAAACATTAGGCAAATACTTAAGCATGCAAGAATTTATGAATCTTTTAACCGTAGCGTTTTCAAAAGACCTAGGAGAACTAGGATTTGATAAATACTACGGTTTTGGTTTGTGTAGTTTACAACCGTTAGTCGATACTAAAGAATTTACGATAGGTAGTAATATGATGAAACAAAATAGAGAAGTTATTAAGATGGAAGCTGTAGCTAAAATTGAATCTGGAAGGACTTTAGTCCCTTTAAGATATGTAAATAATAACGCTTGTGTTTTATGGATTCCAGAAGAAAAGAAAGTTAAAATTATGTATTAAGGGAGGCTTTTTATGTTGAAAATACAAGTGTATGATGGACAAATTACAGAACATTTTAATATAAAAGAATTTGCATGTAAAGCGAATATGGAAGTGTTATTGAATGCTGAAGTATTGGATCATATTTTCAGGTTAGAAAAATTTAGGGTTTGGTATGGTAGACCAATGATTATTAATAGTGGATATAGAACTCCTGAGTACAATAAAAAAATTGGTGGAGCTGAAAAATCAAAGCATATGAAAGGAATTGCTGCAGATTTTGCATTGCCTATGGAGGAATTGAAAAAATATGATAAATCTAGAATAGAAGAATTCTACAATAACATTAAAAACAAATGGTTTAAACTTTGTGAAGCTGATGGAATAAATGGTGGTGTGGGATTTTATGATACGTTTATCCATCTAGATAGTAGGACAGATGAGCAAGCATTTTGGGACGAGAGAAAGTAGGTGTTTTATGAATAATGATATTATTCAAGAAATACTAGAAAGAATTGTTCGTATCGAAACGAAAATAGATGGATATAACAATCTGAGAGAAAAACTAGATACCACACATAATAAGGCAATGAATAACGAACAAAGAATTAAAAAAATTGAAGATAGTCAAACATGGCTCTGGCGAACATTTGTCGGAGCCTTAATTGTTGGATTTATTGCTACATCAATAAAATGGAAATAGGAGGATGTTATAATGGATATTATGAATTTTGTATTGGAGCAGAATTTAATTATTATAGGAGTAGTCTATGTACTGGGGGTATTCCTAAAGAATCTTAAAATGATAGAGGATAAGTTTATTCCTTTTATTTTGTTGGTTTTTGCAATAGTATTTTCTCTGTTGACTGCAGATATTTCTACAACAGAAAAGGTTGCAAAGGGAGTAATGCAAGGGATTCTAATTACAGGTGCTGCTGTTTTGGGTAATCAAATGTGGAAGCAGTCTACCAAGAAAAGAATACCTGATGACAGAAAAGAAGACGCAGGGGCTTAGGTCCCTGTTTTTTTTGTTTTTGAGAAAATGGAAAATATTTCTTGATACTATACCGAGAATACGGTATAATATAATTAAGAAAGAGAGGTGAGGAAATGCTAGATGAAATTGAAAAAGTCGTTCATATCATCTTCGAAGTAGTAAGTACCATCGCCATAGCAGTTGCACTTCAAAGAGATAGAAACGACTAATCACAGGGGCTAAAAAGCCCCAACTCTTAATACTATTATATCACATCTAGCATAAAACTATGAATAAAAAATATCTAGTAGGCTTATTGATTATTCAAGCACTTCACTTATTAACACCATATAAAGTATTTGACGTGTTATTTTATCTAGGTATTACAATATTAATAATTGATCTGTTAAGAAGGAAATAGGGTGATTAAATGGCATTTAAAAAAGTATTAGAAGATAACAATGTTTCTGGTTACAGGTTATCAAAGGATACAGGGATACCACAACAAACTATATCAGATTATGTATCTGGGAAAAAGAATTTTAATAGTATGAAAATTGGTGTTGCGAAAAAAATTGCTGATTATCTTGGCATGACATTAGATGAATTATATGAAAAATCTACTGATTAA